CCTGGGCCTGGAGGCCCGCATGGTGACCAATGCCGCCCCTGGGCTGCTGGAGTCCGAGATCCTGGCCGGCCGGCCGGTGCCGGTGGGCTGGCTCCACCATGGCCCCGTGACCGCACCGACGGGCGGGGGGCACTGGACGCTGTGCATCGGGTTCACCGCTGAATCGTTCGTGATGAACGATCCGAATGGGGAGGCGGACATGCGCAACGGCGACTACGTGAACCACACCCAGGGGCAGGGCATCGCCTACAGCCGGCGGAACTGGCTGCGACGGTGGGAGGCTGATGGGCCCTCGACGGGATGGGCGCTGCTGGTTAAGCCCGGGGCTAGCCCCCATCCCCCTCAGGCTCCCCTACCATCAACCTCGAAAACTGCTCCAGCCAGACCCTGACCTGCCACCAGTCCGGCGTCTCGCGGCAGGTGCTGCCGTAGCAGATGCGCCAGAGGTCGTCGCCGTCCTGCTGGCGAACCTGGGCGATGGTGATGGTGGGTGGGGTCATGCGTCAGTGAACAGAGTCGCAGACTGTGATTCGGCTTGCTGCAGAAACTTGGACGCCTGTTTGGCGTACTCAGGCTTCAGTTCCACCCCAATGTACTTCCGTCCCATCTTCACTGCCTGATAGCCAGTGCTGCCGATGCCGTTGAACGGATCCAGGACAAGATCGCCAGAGTTGCTGTAGAGGGTTAGGCATCGTTCAATCAGGTCTAGCGGCATTGGGCAAATATGCTTCTCATCTTTGTCGCCCTTGAATCTGGCATTAAGAACCTTCGTTTGCATCGTGTCCATCCAGACCGGAGATGCCCATTGCTGCCACTGATCAAGCGTAAAATCCTCGCGCGAGTGAGTCACGGGCTCGCCTACGTTTTTCCCCTTGGATTCCTTGCGCATGACCAGGATGTACTCTGGCATTCCCATGGCACTGACGCGGCTGTTTTCTCTGATGTTTTTGTAGAGAAGTCGTTCGTGCTTGGTTTTCTGCATCTCCCTGACTGGATCGCGCCAGATTGTTACCCTGGCCCGAAGGCAGAACCCTGCGTCTCGATAGTTCTTGCTTGCGGCATCACTGAAAGGGAATAGCCCACCCTCTCCGGTTTCACTGCTATTTTGGTAAAAGACCGTGTCCTTGACGTGATCGCAAATGACAGTCCCAGGCTTCATGACGCGGAACAACTCACGAGCCATGAAAGCGTGATGCTCCAGAAACTCGTCGTGAGATGCGCTATTTCCCATGTCGCGTTCAGAATCTGAATAGATGTAGAGCGATGAAAATGGCGAGCTGAAAACAGAGCAATCCACTGAATCGGATGGCATGCCCATGAGCATCTCAACGCAATCAGCGTTATAGACAGCCCAGTTGTGGCCTTCGTAATCTGGTTTCATGGTTTGACGAAAGAAGGAAGAGTAACCACGGGTGTACGTGTATAAGCTCTGCGCAGGACTGCATCTTGTTGAGACTTAAGCATTGATCGGGTCATCGCACGTTTCATTCGCTGATGATCCTCTGCCTTGCGCTGAACGTTGCTCCAAATGCTTGACTCGGTATCGCTGATGATGACATGACACGTCACTTGCCGAGTCTGCCCGTAACGCCATGCCCTTCGCACGGCCTGATAATGCTGCTCGTAGCTGTGGCTGACGCTGGCAAAGATGACCGTGCTGGCATGCTGCCAGTTCAGCCCTAGGCCTGCCAATTTGGGCTTGCTAACGATGACTCGCCGTTCACCAAATGTGAACGCATCCAACGCCGCCACCTTTGCATCTGGGTCCATTGATCCATGCACTTCAATGGCGTCAGGAATTGAGTCAGACAGTGCCGAGGATTCGGCATTGGTTTCACACCATACAATCACTGGGCCATCTGTAGAGTTGGCAATCTCAGCAGCCTTCGCCACGCGATCATCCATGGTTAAGCGTTTCTCACGATGAATCGTTGTGGCACTACCATCCGGAATCCTAAACAGCATTCCATCTGGCACGTCCTTTGTGATGTCCGCCTGAATGCAGTGGATTTCATATGTCAGTGGAGGCAACACGAATCCAGAATCATCTCCGCCTAGGTCCGAGGGCAGAGTTGCCGCCCTGGCCCAGCTGGCGACCCATTTCCAGAAGTCATCTGTTGCATGACCTTTAAGCCGATAGCCTCCCATTGTGGTTTGATCGCTAATGAACCAACGGGACAGCATTTCGGGGCCTGGCATAACTCCAAGGAACTCCGCGTGCTGGCCCAGCTCCATGTGATCATTCGGTGCAGGGGTTGCCGTTGCGGCTAGCCGATAAGGAGTCTCTGCAAATGCATCGCAGAGCATGCGTTTTGTTGGCCCTGTGAAAGACTTGAGGATGCTGGATTCGTCCAGTACCACGCCGCCAAACACTGAAGGGTGAAGCTTGGGCAGCCTTTCGTAGTTGGCGATATTGACGCCACTGGTGACGTCTGACTGTTCTCGGACAATCTGAGCGTCAATCCCGATGGCCTGGCATTCGCGCTGCATCTGCCTGGCAACTGCAAGCGGCGTCAGGATTAGAGATGGCTTGCCGCTGGCCTCCATAAACTCAGCCGCTGCAGCGGCCTCGACTCGTGACTTGCCGAGTCCGGTATCGAGGAATGCGGCAGATCGACCTTTCTGGCATGCGAACTCAAGGGTCGCAAGTTGATGTTGAAACAGCGGCCAGTCGTGACGCAGCTGGAATCCATGGGACCCAGCAGCTGTGCCCTTGGATGCGATGAATTGCCGATACTGGGCAATGGCATCAGTCATGGCGTCACCCTCCTCGGCGCGGCCATCAGGGTCAGCCGCACCATGCACTCGCTCAGCTCCTCGCCAGTGATCTCCTGCAGCACCAGCTGGGTCAGTGCACTGGCCAGGATCAGGCAGGCCTCTGGGCTGCGGCCTTGAGCATGAGCGGCTGCGGCCTGATCGTGCATTGCGCGGATGGCATTGTGGCAGGCAGTTTCAATTGCGTCCTGGCGGTCGGCGGTGGTCATGCTCCCACCTCCGGCGCATCTAGTACCGACTGCAGCCAGGCCCTGGCAGAGTCGTCGTCATCGCAGAAGTGCGTGGCTGCCTCATGACCCAGCAATAAACGCCCGGCCAGTGCGGGACCATGGAGCGCCTCCAGAATCCGGCCTGCCTCGCCAGCTTGGTGGATGGCCCAGCCAGCGATGCAGTGCGTTGTCTCGCAGGTGTGCCAGTCACTCATCTCAAGCGCGTCAGCGTCCGCCAGGGCGGCCACGGCCACAGCCCGCAGCCTGGCCGGTGCATCAACGGCGATTGGCAGCCCAATGGCCTCGCTCAGGTAGGCCCCGCGCAGGCTGGCCCCGCTCAGGTTGGCCCCGCTCAGGTAGGCCCCGCGCAGGCTGGCGTCGCTCAGGTCGGCCCCGCTCAGGTTGGCCCCGCGCAGGTTGGCCCTGCGCAGGTCGGCCCCGCGCAGGTCGGCCCCGCGCAGGCTGGCGTCGCTCAGGTCGGCCCCGCTCAGGTTGGCCCCGCTCAGGTCGGCCCCGCGCAGGCTGGCGTCGATCAGGTTGGCCCCGCTCAGGTCGGCCCCGCTCAGGTCGGCCCCGCGCAGGCTGGCGTCGCTCAGGTTGGCACGTGCCCCTTCCCTACCATCTGTCTGCAGCCAGAGTGCGTGCTGCTGCAGGATTTCAGTCAGGTTCATCACTGCACCTCCGGCATTACGCCACGGAGCAGCTCCGCGGTTTCGCTGTGGCCAAAGCGCTCATCTAGCCAAGTGGCGATCTCGGCGGTGACGGCTGCAGCCTGTTGGCGGCAGAGATGGCATGGCGTCGAGCATTGTATTTCCTCAGAGGCGGCGCAAATCGCCAGCGCCAGGCGGTTCATCAGTGACATGCGGTCAGGTGGTGGGCCCCCTATCAATACCCTCGGCCGGCGCTGTCGCGCTGCGATCTGTGGACAGTTGCAAGATCGGCACAACCGGTGGGACGTGGCGCCTGCCTCAGGGTAGGTTCCGGGCAGTTGCGGCTCGGCCGTGGATGCGTTTGAGATCGGCCGCGCGACCGAGCGGGAGCGGCTGCAGCTGCTGCTGGAGACCCGCCGCAGCCTGCTGGGCAATGGCCGCGGCAGCACCGCCAAGATCAGCGAGATCAACGCCATCCTGGGCATGATCCAGTCGGCAGAGACCACCCTGGACACCAGGCTCGCCGAGCTGGCCCAACAGTTCAGGGTCCCGCGAGATCGCGTCATCTCTCGGGCGATCGGGGCAGCATGAGCACCGGCATGGGCGACTACCTGGCCCAGATCGGGCGGGTGCCACTGCTCACCGCAGCGGAGGAGATCGAGCTTGGCAACCGCGTACAGGCCGGTCAGCGACTGCAGGAAGAGATCGCGGCGCGGCAGGGCCAGACAGCTACTGCTGCCGAACGCAAGGCGCTCCGGGCTGCGCAGCGGGCCAAGGACAGAATGATCCAGGCGAACCTGCGCCTGGTCGTCTCAATGAGCCGCCGCTACCACGATCGAGGCGTTGACCAGCTGGACCTGTGCCAGGAGGGCACCGTTGGCCTCGTCCGGGCCGTGGAGAAGTTCGACCCCGCCCGCGGCTACAAGTTCAGCACCTATGGCTACTGGTGGATCCGCCAGGCGATGCAACGGGCGATCGACCAGACCGCCCGCATGATCCGCCAGCCAGTCCATCTGGCCGACCTGCAGCGCAAGCTCCGCGGGATCATCCGCCAGCACCTGCAGGCCACGGCCACCGAGCCGACCCTGGCGCAGTTGGCCGAGGCGGCTGGCGAGCCGATTGAGCGGGTCCGGCAAGCGTTGATCATCGACCAGCATTGCTGCTCCCTGGACACGCGCGTTCGCCAGCAGGACGGCTGTGAGCTGTCCGAGCTGCTGGCCAGCGATGGGC